AAGTATGAGAGATCAGGATCCTCTTCTTCCTTCATAGATGATACCGCAGATCCAAACCCACTGGGTTCAGGAGTGGACGGTTCATTGAATGACACAGGGGTATCGAGTTCTTGCTCTTCTTCTTGGACAACAGCAGCACGAGAGGTGCGACCGAGTACAAGGTTCAAGCGTGCTTCCAGTTCCTCATAGGACTTGAAGTTCTTAGGATCAGTGAAGTCAGAGAGTGAATACTCCTGATTGTAGATCGCTTCCAACTGTTCGTCATCGAAGTCACCCAGCGTACCAGGTGCAGAGAACTCAGAGCGATCATAGTTCCAGTAACCATCTTGCTTAACGATCTTCAACTTGAAGTCAGCACCTTTCCAGAAGCAGAAAGGATCGATGGGTTGTTCATCTTCAAACTGAGGTTTCAGTGCCTCAACAATCTTATCATGAATCTTCTTGCCATACTTATAGAGGAAGACTTTGCCTTCGTTCTCAGGGTGAAGAGGATCCTTCACAACATAGATGTTGGAATAGTATGACAGTTTACGTTTCTGTTTGCGGGCGACATCTTTGTCTGAATCAAGTCCGCTGTTCCAAAGCACACGGTTCAGGTCACCGACAGGATCTTTCTGTTCCAGAGTGGTCAGAGAGTTCTCGATGTACCAACCGCCAGGACCTTTGAATGCGTGAGACCAGACTTGTGCCCAGGGCAGTTCCTCCTTTGCAGGTGCAGGAAGGAATCGGATAACAGCATAACCGTTACCTGCTTTATCGACTTCGGGTTTCCACAGACGCTCGTCGGGTCCGCGACCACCACCAGTCTTGTTCATCTTGTCCAACTCCTTGGTCAGATTACTGATACTAGAAGTGCTGGACTTTTTAAGGGATGAAAAGGACATTCGTATTCTCCGTATTGGGTTTTGTATTTGGCGTGTGTGCCATGAGTATCATGGCATATTATATAGGTGTTGTCAAGCGGTCTCGTTTTGGATGTCCCGCTTCCAACCCAGCAGTTTGTCCTCCATGACTTGGAGGATCTGCAACAGGTTGTTGCCACCAGAGTAGATGGCAGACAGGTTGTCGATGCGTTCCTTCATCTGTGCAACCTCTGATGGTTCATCACCATCCTCTTCAACATAATTGACCATCATCTGCAAGCGTGAGTAGAACACCTTCTGTTTAGAGATGAGTTCCAACGTCTTGTTGATGTGGTCAATGCGTTCTTGTGGTGCAAAATCCTGAAAGTTCTGTGACATTTTCAGGAGTTCTGTGTATGTTCCTTGGAGGTCATCAAGTTCTTCCTTGACAACCTCACTCTTAAAAAAGTCTTCGGTCATAGTTTTCCTCCTACCACCCCATTGTTAACGACGCGAGTGGAGTCGTCGATAGTGCCGTCTTGAATTGCTTTCAAATGCCAGCGTGTCATTTGAAGAACACCATCCTCAGTGCCACCAGTAATGAAGTGAGCACCAAGGGGACGCTTCAAGATAGATGTGAAGAGTCCAAAGCGTGTCTTCTTTATATAGAAAGCATCATCAATCCACTCAACGTCTGGGGGAATGATCTTCTCAATAGTATTGTTTGGTCCTAGCGATTGCTTCAACTTAGGGTGAATCGTCTCCTCAGATGGGGAGGATTCCACGACTGGTTCGTTTGATGCAGTTGAGTTGCTGTGCATTTGCTTTGATCTTATCTTTGAGTGGTTTACTGATTAGTTTACTTACCATCTCAACTTCGATCTCATACTCTTCACACACCGCTGCTACTGCTTCGATGTAATTGATCAGACCGTTGTTGTTCTGGACAGCATGTTCTACGAGAGCACTGAACTTGTTCTGAGTCATAAAGTTTTCTTCTAGATTCTTCACACTTTGCTCCCTAGAAAGTAACGAAATTCCTTGATCCATTCACACAACGTATCGATATAAGGTATCTTATCATACTTTTGAACCACTTGGGTCTGTCCATCCTCTGCGATGGAAAGTGTAACAAGTTTCTTTACCTCACATCCAGTGCGCTCCCAATACATGTAGGAGTATGCTGCTTCCTGGACAAAGTATTTCTCCAACCACGCTTCCTGTTTCAGGGTGCCCGTGGTCTTGAAGTCAATTATAGCAAGCTCGCCATCAAACTCAGCAATACAATCAACCCTGCCAGCAAGACATAGATCGTTACTATAAAGAGGGGCTTCAATACAGTGAATGTTATCAATACGATCAAGATCCTTACGAGCAAACCCAAAAAGGTACGCGGGAAGACCCTCGCTTTTCTCCACCTTTTGAAGGTCACCTTTAAGGTACGACTCAACGATTCCATGATACTTTGATCCTCTCAATGATGATGTGCGTCTGATTTTCTCTGCCTTGTCCCAACCTACACGTTCTTCCCATGCTTTGATGGTGGGTGCAGAGATATGACTCGTGACCGTTGTCACCGAGGGATACCATTTGTCGTCAGGCGTCTTGTAAAAACGACGCCCTTCAACTTGGGTCGCAGTGAGTTCAATGATCTCACTTGCGGGTCCCACATAATTAAATTGTTTCATCAATTAAATCCTAGATTGATCTTGCTGACGAGATACTCACGTACCATACCAGATCTAACGATGTCCTCAATACCAAACTCTACGCACTCAAACGAGGGCATGGTTTGAAGAATCTTCATGAAGTCTAGCACACCAGTACGCTCATTGCTCTTCACAAGGTCTGACTGGGTGTAGTCACCAGAGAAAATGATCTTCGCATCTTCACCCACACGAGTGATGATGGAGTCAAGTTCGTGGAAGTTAAGGTTAGAGAACTCATCCACAATGATAACACATTTGTCAAGGGTTACGCCACGAATGAATGACGTAGACCAGAACGAGACAGTCTCCTGTGCTCTCAGGTTATCGTATAGCATCTCAAAGGATGCATCATCAGGCATGGTGAACATATACTTCACCATGTTCTTGTAAGGAATCTGATACAGATTACTCTTATCCTCATGGTCGCCAGGCAGGAACCCAATCTCTCTGGTAGGCACCAGTGAACGAACCATGTAGATTTTCTCGTAAGGAGACTCAGGATCTAGTACCTGTTGCATTGCAAGGTAGAGACTGATGAAGGTTTTACCTGTACCAGCAGCACCATGAAGAACAATGTTCTTTCCTTCTGCATATGCATCAAAGACTTTTCTCTGATTGTCAGTCAGAGGTTCAATCTGTTTAAGGTGTTCTAGATTGATCGGTTTCTTCCGACGCATTTGCTTTGCAGTCATACCTTTTCCGACAGTTTTGGATTTACTTTTGATAGGCATAGATCAAGTGTATCTACTAAGGTTGGCACCTGGGTGCTCAGATTGAATCTTGGACATAACTTCTTTGAATCCGTCCGACTGTTTAGGTTTACCGTAGGTGGTGCCAGCGACACCTGCCTGCCAGTCTTTATCCCAGTCAGGGTTCTGTTCTCGCCATTCCGAGTATTCTTTCATGGTCTTAATGAAAGTCTGTTTCTCACCAGTGACCTTATTTATTACACTGTAAGTAGGCATGTTAGATGCTCCTGTTTTGCGGTAGTGCGATAGCGCAGATGTATTTACACGATGGCATATCTGCTTGAAATAGTTTCTTTGCCTCACTCTGACAGGATGCCATGTACGGTTTGTAATGGTGGCGGTTGCCTGTGCTAGTCATGGTGTAGCAAATCTGATAGGGATACTGTTTCATCATGGGATAAGAAGTGCAGATTGATAACAAGGATCATCATCCTCAGGGCAGTCACATGTGTTGTCACACCAACCCAATGCCTCAGAGACAGTAGGGAACTGACATATGAAGTGACGCTTACAGAGTTCAGCGATCTCCATGTGCTCTTTCTGTGTACCGTTAGCAGTACGCAGATTGATGTAATGGATCCATGACCTAAGATTTCCTGTCATGTAGAGTTTTGTACCTACGGCGAGGGGAAGCACGAAACGAGCACACTCCTTTGCAATCCCATCTTCAAGCATGTCCTGGTATAGTTTCATACCTTGCTGGAAGTGTTGCTGCATCAGGATCTCATACTTCTGAACCACAAAAGGATCCAGATCATCAATACTATTCTGACGATTCTTTGTGTCCTGCCTACGCAGTTCAGGTAGTGAGATGTCACCCAGTGCAGAGGAGTCTGCATACCGTTGGGAAAACTCTTGGAAGCAGAACGAACGGTGCCTCAGGATTTGAGCTCCCAGTCCCCTGGTAGTCTCAATCTGCAACGTCATCGTTGCCTGCTCAAACACAGACCAATGTCCATGCTGGATACAATACTTCAATAGACCTGCAACCTTAGGGTTGTCCTGGTTTGCAGGATTTGATACACGAGCGATGTAACCGATCGTCTTCTCTGCATCAGGAGTTACAGAGACAAGGCATACTTTTGGTTTCATTTAATTAAAAGTCTACTCAGAATATAAAGACCAACTGAATGCACCCAGTTGATAGATGGCAACCCAAAGATAAATGGCATGGTGATGTTCCATGCGATCCAGATAAGGAATGGGAGTAGGAGCAATCCTAAAAAGAATTCTAACACAGATTCGCCCATTCGTAATCCTGCTTTGTAAGCAGGATCCTGGGTCTCATCTGGTACTTCCTCTTCCTTCTTCAAGTTAAATGTATAAGGATGATTACTCATTTCTTTTTCTTACTATCTTTTGTTTGGTTACCCCAGAGTTTAGGATTAACCCTACCCTCTGTTTGTTTCATACCAATAAAATCGTGGCGATAGTTGTCCCAGTAGTGATCAAAGATCTCTACTTGTTTAGCACCAATAGCGATGTCATAACAAATCTTACCATCCAACTTATACGTTATAACGTATGCAGTATATGGAAGACTGGTATCGTTAGCGAGTTCTGGACTACAATCTTGATGAAGGATCTTCAAGAACGACCTCCCCACTGGATAGAGGGGAATGCTTCGGATACACACGCCTTCGTGATTTTATATCGCTTGTTCAGTTTCTTATCCTTAGCGAGGACAACAACGTTTGCCTCGTCAGGATGAAGACCTTCAAGCATCTGGATCAGCATGGACTCACGTCTGATCCCAGGAATGTTTGAACCTCCCTTGAAGAAGTGATGAAGCAGTCTTGCTTCCTTCTCCAAGACGTTATGCTCAGTGCCCATAGGTGCTTCGTTCTTCTCGAACGGAGGAGCACCTTCGGGGAGTAGAGAGACGATACTCTCATCGTAATTGATGATGAAGATAGACTTCAACGCCTGAGATTCATTCTCTCTCAGGATAGCAATCTTTTCTGCCTTAGTCTTGGCGTTATGTGCTTTCTGTAAGATTTCAGAAATCAAAAGTTTCATTGTCAGAACTCAGTAATGTGGTCAAGCATTTCATTCAACTCATGTCGAGCGAAATAAGGATACATCTTACCCCTAGGATTGGGGTCAATAGATTCAAATGTATTTATGATATCAGTATAAACCTGATCTGGGATACATGTAAAGTCAATGAGTTTACGATTACGTTCGTAGTTCTGCATAGTTTTCTCATCACAGAACTCTTCGGGTGACATGTCAATCCACCGTGCAAGTTTTACTTTACTCAGTGGACGCTGCCTCTTCTCAGACACAAAGGTGTCATCATCCGAGAGGAAGTTAGGGATGCCATCACCACGGTCACCCTTGATGATGTGTTCCAGAAGGTAGACCTTAGGGTCAACACCATTCATGAACTTCTTCTGGATAGGATTGTACTGATTGACAAACTTGTAGCGTTGCAACTGTACAAAGTCCTTATCACCCGACAGGATCAATACCTTCTTAGCAGGTTGCATGTTGTTCTGCAATCTGATGTTACGCATTGCTTGGTCTTTCACAAGAGATGCAATAACATCATCCGCTTCTGCACCATCAACCTCCACTACCTTGTATGGCATGTGGTCTCTGATCTCATCACGGATCTTGTTTAGCAGTTCAAAGATCTCGTTCCAATCAAGAGAGGACTTCTGCCTGTCTTTCTTACGAGTACCTTTGTAGTATGGGAATTCTTTTCGTCGCCAGTAATGCTTACTGTCGTAACACAAAACAAGTTCGCCATATTCTGAGAAGAACTTACTACGATAGAACCGTAGGGACTTCATCACCATGTGGCGAACTAGGGATTCACTTAGTTTGTTGTTGGTTGTAGTCAAGGATACCATCAGGTTGCTGATGCAAACCTGATTCATGTCAACAAGGATCATTCGATCACTCTTCGTCTTCGTCGTCTAGCATATCATATGGTTGCTGGTAACGCAAGTAGATCATGGAGTCATCCGTGATGAGTTCACCATCTTCATCATACATCTCAGGATGCATAACGATACGTGCATAGTCTGCACGCTCACGCCATTCGTCGTAGACATCCTTCACATTCCATACAACGATGGAACCGAGAAGGAAGGAACCAACAGTGAGGAAGAACGCAATATAAAGAAATGATGCATCTGCCATAGCAATCCTCCTATGTTTGTGTAGTTATTTAGTCAGTTTCTTACGGTTCTTTGAACCAGGTTTCCGACCAGGTTTCTTTTCAGCATGATACTTCCATGCATCTTCGAGGATACTGTACAGATAGTCTCGGATCTTCCTCGCTTTTGGTTTAGGGATGTGACTGTATGCCTCTCGAAGAGTCTTGTCACCACCCTTAATATATCCTTCTAGTTCAAGGATAGTATTGTTCAACGTTGCTGCTGAGGCAGACTCAATGAACTCGTTCGTCATGCGACGAGTCCATTTATTACCGCGTAGGTATGAGTCCATCTTGAAGAGAAACTTGTGCTCAGTCATGGCAATATCTACTGCCTTGTCAACTAAGATATAGAGTTCGTCTTCGTTGGTCTGTTTCATCAGAGAAATGCGCCTTCACGTAGGTACTTGATGGTTTCAGTGCAACCACCCATCCTCTGTCCATTGATGAGGACCTGAGGGAAGGTAGCACCTCCACCAAACTCGGTCTTGAACTGTTCACGAGTGAACTGTGCCCCGAGTTTGTACTCAGTATACGACCAACCACGCATTCTGTAAACCTCTTTGATCTTAATGCAATAAGGACACCCATCACGAGTGTAAATTACAGTGCCGCCAGGATTCTTTGCCATGATAATTTATAGGATGAAAAAAGGGAGCGAATGCTCCCTTGTATATATTATATTGTATCTACGTTGGATCAGAAGGAATACTTCACACCCAGTTTACCACCGTAACCACGGTCGATAGAGTCGTCACCAGAACCGATGAAGGAGACTTCACCATAGACACCCAGTGCCTCGGTAGCAGCAACGGAGATACCTGCCTTACCAGAAGGAACAGTGTCATCAGCAGCACCGTCAGGAGCGACGTAGCTAGCACCACCTTGTACGTACCATGCAGCAGACTCGCCGAGGGCACCCTCGTAGCCTACGTGGAAATCAGTCGTGGCACCAGTGTAATCCGTGCCCGTCCAACCTGCCTTGGTTTCCACGTTCACGTAGGGTCCTGCAAGGGCAGCACCAGGAGCAGCGAAAGCAGCGGCGGCAGCGGCGGCAGCGAAAGCAGTTTTGATCATTTGTTGTTTACCTTTAAGTATGTTTACTCATGGAGTTTAACCCATGGATGGCAGAGGACTCGACATGTCCTCGTCTTTGTTACAGATCGTTACGCGCATAACGACCTTTATTTATACACTTTTGTTTCCAAAAATGCACACCCTTGTGACAGTTAGTCCTTGTTCAGGTAGTCACGGATGTCCTCAGCAACCTGCTCAGAAACAGGTTCCTCAGGGGTCTCAGTAGGAAGGATTTGGATCTCTTCTGACTGAGGAGGTAATTCTACCTCCTTCATGTCGATCCTGTCAAGCTCTCCTCTCCAACCATGATAGTATTTCTTCATCGCTTTGAGCATCTTGCGCTTACCACGAGGGTCATGCTCGTATTTTTCCAGCACTTTTCTCAGTGCGTTCATGCGTCTGGCAGAGTGCATAAGACTTCTGTCAGCAGCAGAGTTGCCAAATCCTTGACTCATTCTACTTCGTCGATAATAATTTTGAACTTAACTCGATCAACCTTACCACCTGTCTGACACAGATACCAGATGTTTGAATCTCTGTTGTGTGACTCTTGGTAGAAGACTTCACGAGGTGTGTACCTATCCTCGCTGTATCTACGAGCAGTACGATCACTCATACCGATAGTTGTTACGTCGATTTCCTTAGGAAGAGGAACATTAGCACCAGCATCCCTAGGGAAATAAGGAGTGACAGAACCGTTTGAGTTCTGGTACTTAGGTTTCTTCGGTTGTTCTGGTGGCCATACCATTTCAAACTCTTGTCCGACCTGATATGCCTCACCACGATCAACGATGTCGAATACTTCCACGGCACACCCCCAGTATATATTACTACCGTAGCGTGAACCACCTGACCAGGACTGATCAGGGATTGAATATGGCCAGAACGCCATCCGAATCTTTCCTAGGTTGGAATTTTCGATTGCCCGTTCCTTGTTACCATACTCACCCATCACATAGTCATGCATGAATGACATCTTACTGTACTGTCCATTAGATGTAATGGCAGTACCCTTAGGATGTGATGCAGGATTACCTTGGTTGATACCCTTTGCATAATAAGCATCGATGTCGGCAAACAAAGATGCTTCATATCCATAGGACACAGAACGATACTGTGCAAACCAGGCATTGAAACCATGACTATTTGATAGATGATAGTAGTTTCTCTTCAACTTGTCAACCGCTCTGGAAGGACGACAGATCAAACCACGTCCATGCTCGAACAGAGTGTTGTAGAAGATGCCACGGACACGACCTCTGGGGTTGTTATAGGTATACACATTGTTCCACTGACCCCGAGCGTCATGCTGGGTGCTCATAATATGACCCCATCTATCAGCAGTACCACCCTCATAGAAACCAGGGCGTGAATTCTGTGGTGAGAACTCTGCCCAGTCATCACCACCATAATAGATGTCATCCCAGTCAGCACTCTGACCATTGTTAGCATTGGTATTCAACTGACCATTATTCCATACAGTTACAGGGTCAGTCCACTTCTCCTCACGGTGATCCCAGAGAGCGATCTTCAACTTCTTAATCCTACCCTGATCAGTATCAGGTGAAGAAACATTCTGTGAAGATGTTCTACCAGCACCATAGGTATTGGATCGTCCAGCACCCTCACCTGCACCACCAGCAGTGATCAGGTTTACGTTCCATGGTTTCTCAAACTTATCATCGTTTGTGTCCATGAGAATGAATCCAAGCGAAGCATTACCATAGGCAGGACCACGTATAGGTCCTTCGATTACAAATTTAAGTTCATCATCCTCAGCAACATTGAACGTACCAAGATCAACACCAACGTTTGGCCAGTCTCCTACGTCTAGTTGCTTGTTAATTACATCAACGTTATTCTTTTTTAACTTGTATCTGAACTTGATGTCCTGAGACTCAGGTGCGTTGATGAATGAACCGAATGCTTTGAGTGCAAAAGATCCAGACTTGTATGCTTTGATTGTCTGTGTCTTGTTGATTTCAGTCAGGTATTCACCATCACACTTACCGATGTTTGAGTTCTTGAACTTATCCATCTCGTTCTCAGGAACTGGACGACCACATCCAGCACGAGTCATGGTTACATCAGCAAAGATGCCATCAAAATTAGGATTAGAACACTGCTCCTTAACGATGATAGGTAGCATCACCTTCGGTGGTGATGGATTATCAAACACATAGCATTCAATACCTTCATACTTATAGTCACCACCAGGTTGCATCATCTCATAGTAGATCTTGAAGTCATCGTAATCATCATCACCATTCAGTAGATCTTCCCACCACTGCCAGTTGTTACCATTGAATCTAACCTTAGATGTAGAAGCAGATCCTTGATCCTCAGTCGGATTCATCTTCCTGTAAGAGAAGAACACCCAGTTATTTTCTGTGGATGAACTGTGCTTATATCCCTGAGGACTTTGTGAGGTGAACGAGATCGACTGTCCAGAACTTACACCACCATTACCATCGGGGATCAAGAAGAATACAATGTACTTGTTAGGATATTGAAGAAGAACATCCAGAGGAATTTTGTATTGAGTAGTCTCAATATCTCTGGTTGTGTTTGCTTCAATGACTCGTGCCCAGTAGATCTGATCACCATCCTTATTGGTAATTGCAACACCCCAGGAGTTCTCATACCCAGCGTTACCTTTGATGACGTTGTAGGAGATTACAATGGGCGATACGGGTTTAGTTGCAATCCTATATGCAAGACGTGATGGATCATAACGTAATGGTTTTTGTGGGTTGGCATACAGAACAGTGCTGTACTTGTGATCAGTTGCTGTACCCAGACCACCACTTCTCTGTATGTCACCAAGATTTACGGTGGCATTGCAATCATTACCATCACCATCACGTAGACACAGAGACTTGTTACCGTTCTGACGAACTGCATTGAACTTAATCCCACTAACAGGATATGTCTGACCACCATTCACAGTGATGTATCCTGATCCTGATCCTCTCCTGCCGCTTCTGTTAATAGAGAAACCTGCCACACTTAGAGTATCAAATGCTGTACCAGCAGTGCTGGGGTTATCATTCCATCTAACATCAACCTTTAATTTAATACTACCACTACCACTAACCACCAGTTGGTTAGAACTATTGAACTCAGCAGTTACTTCTTCTGGTTCTCCACGTCTCATATATCCATGGAGTTCTTGAACTTCTTCATCATTGTAGAGATAGTTCATTGCCTTTGCAGGATCTCTAAATGCATATCCCAAGAGATTTCCCTGGGTGTATCCATTATCATCAATGTATGCACGGATACCCTCACCAGGACCATCAGGTTTACCTGGGTTGACAGTCAGGAGAGTGTCTTGAACACTGCTGGAATAGAACCTGTACAGTGGCACAGTACCTTCACCAGGTGCTTCTAGGATATAGAAGGCAGGTTCATCACTGACCAGATTATATCCTGGGTCAGGTGTAGCACTGAGACCATACCTATGATCGTTTGCACCAGGTCCAGTGACCTCCAACTCAACAGTCAGATCATTCTTACCAGCGTTCCATGTGTGGGTAGTAGAGGTGCCTGTGGCAGGCAGAGTGCCCGACCAGGAATCAATCCACCACTCAGAGTCATACTCATTACCATCAAGCACACCACGGCACTTGAAGGTCACTGAGGCACCACCTAAGGAGACAGTACGAGTCTGGATGCTACTACTATTAAAATACTTATTGCCTGCTTCACAGAATACTTTACCACCATTGTAGTTACCAGCAACATCAGTCGTGATAACTCTCAGGTTATGCTTCAAGAATGAACCAGATCCATCGATGCCATTACTGATAGGTGAGAGCATGACATTTCTAGCACCTGCACCACTGGTGTACTCATAGATAGGCACTCGTGCGCCTGCACAATACTTGACACAGATCTCACCAGTCGTGCTGTTCTGTCCTCTGAAATAGAACGTAGAACAATCAGCACCTGGTGTCTTCCATGTACCAGTGATGTATGGTTTGAAGATACACTCAACCGCTTCCTTAACACACTTATCCCAATCACCATCATCACCAGGGTCGTCAGTGTCTCTACCCTTTCCTTTACAAATCAGTTTCTCACCAGTGTCCAAGACATAGAAGATACCTTCGTCTGCTTCATCAGGTCTGGGACTAATTGCTACGGTCTCGTCTGCAAGTCCTGCCATGACTCTTTTACAGTCATCTCCACCAGGAATAGGACCATCACCATCAGGGAATGGGAGCGGACCAATAGGGAAGAGATTACAAATAGCAAGGTCAGGAAATAGATCACACAACCAGTCAGTAGGACCAATAGGATCCAACTCAATGATGGGATCTACACCAGGGAACTCATCAGGAGTGATGTCAGGTACAGGAACCACAGGATAACAGCGGTCCACGATGTCCCTGATAACCTGTCCAGGATTGATCTGAGGTTCAGGGTCTGGTTCGCCCTGGCGGGGTCTAGGAGGACCAGGAGGACGTGGTGTGAGGGATATATCATCAGGACCATAACAGTTCTGTACGATCTGTCTGACCAGTTCACCAGGTGACATCTCTGGTTCTGGATCCTCCTGACCAATACGTCGTCGTGGATTCTGACCAGGAATCGGACTATCAGGTGTCAGGACAGGACCATCATCATCGTTGTAGCAGTTGTCAACAACGATCCTAATCAGGTCAGCAGCAGTAGCAGCAGGCAGAGGCGTGCTGTCATCGATGGTAGGTGGTCTAGGAATGCTGACCCTAGGACTATCGCTAGCATCAGGGGTGTTCACAGTCATAGGAACATCCGCCTCATAGCAGTTACCCACTGTGAGACGGATGTTAGCACCAGGATTAACGGGTGCAGGGGGAGGAGTATCACCCTGCCTACTCCTCATGTATTGGTTTCCAGCAGGGTTCGTACTGCTAGGGAGCAGTGGAATGCCACTATCGCCAGAATAACAAGGATTACCCGCTGCCATGTATAAAATTACTTATCGATATATTTATTCTCTTCCAACCACTCCCTTGTCAGAGGTGTGGGTGGATAGACTTCCCACATTCTACCACGCGCACATGCTTCTAGTGCTTTCTGTGTCATACCTTCCGTTTTACCTGCCCAAGTTGCTTCCTTTTCCCATGGTTGTGCTTCTGGTGGATATGTACGCTTGACCATCTCTTGCCAGATCATAGGAACATCCTCTTCTGGTTTGATGATAGCAATCATGTTGTTATCGATAGTACCTGCCATACAATCCTGTGCAGCGTGCCATCCTTCATGTCGTACAACACTCATCAACACATGTGGTCGATACATATATGCACGATTGAGATAGAAATGATTACTCACAGTATGGTAGACACCACGATGACCAACTGGGAAATACCTTTCATCAGCAAGGTATACGTTCACACCAATCTCCTTGAATGCGATCATAATATAATCAAACTCATCACTTACTGCATCCCAATCTGAATCAGGATATGCATTCATGAGATCAATAGATGAGTTGATACGTTCTACATCTTTGGTGCATTCTTTAAGTAGCATACAACCCATGGCATCCATGGAGTAGTAACCTTTGGTGATCTTTTCTTCACCTGCTGACACTGGAACAGTCATACCATGTGCTGCCCCCAACAGGAGACCAGCAAGAATATATCTGAACATAAAAATAGGGGTCATAAGACCCCAGAAGTATAGCACCTGACTTAGATTTTGCCAAGTCAGTTTAGCGGCGACGATATCAATTATTTATTGATAACAGTTATTAGATGCATTACATGAATACTTAGGGTTGGTAAAGAAATCATCAGGCAACCCATCAGATTCATGATAAATTTTAATTTTCTTATGAATCTGATTCAAGATGTAGTAGTCTTTTGTATCCCCAGTGCTTTCTGGTTCATCATCATCTGGTTCTGTTCCATCATCACGAACTGCTTCATACATGCTGTTTTGATATGGAACATCATTTTCATATTCCAAATACATGAAAACGTTGTCAAGTTCTTGTAACTGTGCTGGTGTGAACACTTCCAATAGTGTGGGGTTCCACTCTGCATAAATGCCGCGCATAATAAAAGGAGATCCGAAGACCTCCTTAGTATATCACAGAGCGTTGCCTCTTGGCAAGACTTCTTCTGGGAAGATAAAGTTCTCATGTGGTTGGTCAGCAGGTGCCATCCAGGTACGAAGACCTTCATTCAGAAGGATGTTCTTGGTGTAGAACGTCTCGAACTCTGGGTCTTCTGCTGCTCTGATCTCTTGGGATACAAAGTCATAAGCACGAAGGTTGAGAGCAAGACCAATAATACCGATGGAAGCAGTCCACAGACCCATAACAGGAACAAAGAGCATAAAGAAATGCAACCACCTCTTATTACTAAACGCAACACCAAAGATCTGAGACCAGAAACGGTTTGCAGTAACCATAGAGTAGGTTTCTTCTTCCTGAGTTGAGTCAAATGCTTTGAAAGTATTTGCTTGATCACCATCTTGATACAAAGTATTCTCTACTGTAACACCATGGATAGCACTTAGCAATGCACCACCCAGGATACCTGCCACTCCCATCATGTGGAAGGGATTCAGGGTCCAGTTATGGAATCCTTGTAGGAAGAGGAGGAATCGGAAGATTGCTGCGACCCCAAAAGATGGAGCGAAAAACCAACTCGATTGACCCAGAGG